GCCAGTTTGAGCCACTTGCTAGAGATACGCATAGTGTAGCCACAGGGGCAATCACACTTGTGCATTCTAGTGGATTGCTTGCGGTAGCCTGTGGATAGTTTGGCATGGGGATACTCACCCTCTGCCTCAATCCATTGGGCGATAAGGGCTTTAAGCCACTCACCCGCATTGGTACTGGTGAGTTTGCCCTCTAAGCCAACAGCCCTAGCACAAGCCCCAAATACATTGTTGTGACCCTCTTTATTGCCTACTGTGGCATGGCACAATTCATGCACTAGCACATCAATGACCCTTGCAGAATCGGCTAGGGTTGGCACGATCATGATTTCGATAGTGTTGTCACCTGATGCGGTTGGCGAATAGCACTCACCAAGGGTGAATTTCTTTTGATGCTTTTTGGTGTGGATGCCACTTGATGATAGTGAGCATGACAAACGCACATTGGCGGGGATGGTGTAGCCCTTGGATGCAAACAGGGGGCGAATGAACCGATTGGTAATGGTGTTGAGCCATGCCTCACGATTGGCGGTGGTGGCTACTGTGGCGGGGGTGTAGGTTAGCAATAACATTGTTCTATTTCCTCTTATGGTTAGTGATCAATTTGACAGGGAAAGCCCCTGACCCCTCAATACTCTCATGGTTTAAACAGGGTGGGCATTGGGACAAACCCTATTAGGGTTTACCCTTACAAAATCGAGATCGCAAGGGGTGGAATAGTAAGGTAAGCAAGGGGGCTAAGTCGGCTATAAACCCCCTTAAAACCCTTTGGATTGGATTGTCATGTTGGATGGCACTTTCTTTGAAGTTGAACAGGGTTTGTGATTGTTGCGTTGCAACATTACTCCCTCCACCCCTTCATGCTCTCGCACCCGCATAGCCATGTTGCACCGCACCATATTGACACTATGTTAGCCCCCACTAACATCCGTATCGGTCATGTTGCACCGCACCATATTGCCACCCTGTTTAAACGATGCGTCATGTTGCACCGCACCATTGTTGCACCGCACCATATTGCCCATGTTGCATTGCACCATTGTTGCATTGCACCATATTGCACCGCACCATTTCAGATAGTGAGATATGATTTCATAATGCGGAATGAGGGGTAAGAAACATATTGCGATGCACCAATTTTGCAGACCCCCATGCCGTCGGTCCGAGGCTCAGCCCAAGAACAAGCTCGGCAAATGCCTGTCCCCTTAAATTTTTTTTTATTTTTTTTGTAGAATTTTATGCACCGTTTTGGTGCATCCTGACTACTGTTGCTTTAACTGTCGCTCGTAAGTCCTTGATAGTTCGTAAAATCTTTGTGAGGAGTTGCTCGTAAGTCCTTGATAGTAACAGTAGTCATAGTAGTCACCCTTATTTCTTATTATTTTATTATTTTAAAAAAATAAAAAACGTATAGGCGGCTTGAACTGGATTAGACCCTGACTACTATGACTACTGTGACAATTTAAAGTATATTACCTGGTTCCAGGGCGCTAGCAGCCTTCTTTTTGCATTAGTAAAATTATGAATGAATATGTATACCAAATCCAAGGTGCATTAGAAAATGCACAGGGTCAGTTCAAGGGCCTGCGAATTTTGGTGTGTGATGCTCATAACATTGACATGGTGGATGCACCGGTTGAAATACTGGATAATGAAACAATACGGTTCTTGCAATTTAGACTTAGCATAACTAAAGAAACAATGAACATCCAAAACCTGCCAGTCGTTGTTCAATATAAAATACGAGCGCCGTTAGGGCGTTGGCTGGACCGTTGGGTCCTAGAAAATTTTCATGGCGATATTAGCAAACGAAAAAGTATTAACACTTGACTATTGGAAACCGGCCCGTCTGTTAAAGGTGGGCGACTATGTGTTTGACCGAACTGGCAACCTGGTTAGGGTTAAACTGGTACAAGAGTACCGAGCACAGCGCTGCTACATGGTTACGTTTTCCGACAACCTGACCATGTCAGGGGATGAGAACCTTGGGTTTCCTACAGAAAACCCTATGCACCGCCACAGAATATTCAACTACAAGCAAGTCCGCAAGTTTAAACGCAAACTTAGACCTGTAATGGTCAAACAGATACTAGACGGACCGTTAAAGCACCGCCCAAAGGAGTACATGTACTCCGTCCAAACAACTCCCCCACTGGAATTACCCCACCAAACCCTACCGGTACCCCCGTTTGTGTTTGGCTTTTGGTTTTTTAATAGGAAAACCAATAGGATGATGACCCCACCAAAGGGACTTTCCTTAGATGTGCATGAGGAATTCAAAAACGCAGGGTACAAACTGACGGAGCATTGGTTATCCGAGTCCGGTGAAAGAGAATTTGCCACCTCCCCCACGATAGAGTCACATCTTCTGCCTAACATCCCTTACAAAATACCAAACAACTACCTATTGGCAGACGTTGAGCAGCGAATTGCCCTGCTTCGTGGTATAATTTATTCAAAATCGCGGCAATACAACATTAAAAAAGACAAATTTCAGTTTTCTAACCACAATTTGTCCGTAGTTCAGCAGGTTCAAGCCCTGGCAGAGTCCTTGGGCCACAAGACAAGCATACTACACAACGAAACTCACAAAGCCTACACACTTTTTTTCAGAAGTAGGTTAAAATTAATATCTAACCAAGTATCTCCGCCGTTAAAAATTGTGTACGGTAGAAGATTCATTCACGCAATTGAAGAAATATCGCCACAAGCGTGTGTTCATATTGAAACCACAGCGCCAGACAATACCCTGCTAGTAGGGGAAGGATTTATTTCAACATGCTAACACCTAAACAAGAACAGATTCTTAAGAAGTTTGCAGAATCACACAAGCACTGGCCTAATGCCCAACTTGATGCCGCTATGTGGCAGGTCAAATGGCAGATACAAGCCTTGCCACACCAAAGAGAACCAGAAGATGGAGAGTATGATACGTTTCTTATGTTGGCTGGCCGAGGATCGGGGAAGACGCATACGGCTAGTAATTGGATTGGCATTCGTGCTTGGAAGTATGATAATACTAGATGGTTGGTCACAGCCCCTACCTCAAATGATATACGTGCAACTTGCTTTGAAGGAGACTCCGGACTTCTCAATATCATCCCCGCGTCACTTATACGAGACTACAACAAGTCCCTCTTTGAAATTACCCTCACCAACGGCTCCATCATCCAAGGTATCCCAGCCTCCGAGCCAGAACGGTACCGCGGTAAACAATATCATGGAGCATGGTTTGACGAGCTGTGTGCGTTTGATTACATCGACGATGCCTACGACGGCGTACAGTTTACCCTCCGTCTTAAAGACCCCAGAATCCCTAGGGTGCAGCAGATTATTACCACCACACCAAAACCTAAAGAGCTCATCGTTGATCTTAACGAAGGAAAAATAGGAGGAGATGTCTATGTTGCAAACGCCTCGTCTTACGACAACAGATCAAACCTATCAGAGACTTTTTTCAAACAGCTTGAAACGTATGATGGCACTGACCTTGGAAGACAAGAGATCTATGGTGAGATTCTTGATCCAGAAGCAGCTGGTATCATCAAACGTAAACAGTTCCGCATGTGGCCAGCACACAAAGCCACACCAGAGCTAGAGTACGTAATTGCCTCATACGATCCAGCTACCAGCGAAAAAACAACTAACGACCCAACGGCATGCACTGTGTGGGGTGTGTTTGAACAGCTTGATTCTGGTACATCCGTTATCCTTTTAGATGCTTGGGATGCCCACATGTCGTATCCAGAGCTGCGTCGTAAAGTAATTGAAGACTTTAAAGAAGTAGTCTACGGGGCAGACAACGAGTTTGGCAAAGGTAAAAAAGCAGACCTCATACTTATGGAAGATAAATCCGCTGGTATCTCCCTGATCCAAGAACTACAGGGCGCCGGTGTGCCTGTGCGTGGTTACAACCCAGGTCGTGCCGATAAGGTGCAGCGTGTAAACATTGTGGCACCTTTGGTAGCCAAGGGTAAAGTCTACATACCGGAAGACACCAAACTAAAAGGTGACTTTGCAGATTGGGCCAAACGGTTTATTCGGCAGGTGTGTTCGTTTCCAGAAGCAGGGGGCCATGATGACTATGTGGATTCCCTGTCACAAGCATTGCGTGTTCTTAGGGACTCTGGATGGGTGCGTTTAGACCCCCTACCAGCCCGAGACTACGATTACGCAGACGACGAGTACAAAAAGAAATTCTTCAATCCGTATGCCCAATAGGGCGGAAACACCATTCTTTTTGCATTAGTAGTTATAGGACAAATACATCCACCAAATTCAGATAATCTATGGCAAATCCACAAATACCGATGCAAATGGGCTCTAACTTGCCCGGTCTTGAAAGAGACGAAGATGTAAAGCTGGCGGCCGAACAAGATGCCGAGATGGATCATTACGAAGAGGTTTTAGGATTAGAGCCTGAAGAAGTAGAACAAGAAGTTATTGAGTTAGACGATGGTTCAGTCATTGTTAACTTCCAAGAAAAAACCGGTCCACGTAAAGACCCAGAGTTTTATGAAAATTTAGCAGAATCTCTCGATGAGAGTTTCTTAGATCAGTTAGCAAGCGATTACCTTGACTTAATTGATGAAGATAAAGAAGCACGTAAAGAACGAGACAAACAATACGAAGACGGTCTTCGTAGAACTGGCTTAGGTAAGGACGCACCTGGCGGCGCGACATTCGATGGGGCTTCCAAAGTCGTCCACCCCGTTATGGCTGAGGCATGCGTTGACTTCGCTGCGTCATCCTCCAAAGAGCTACTCCCACCAGATGGTATTGTTAAATCAAACATCAAGGGCGCAGCCGACAGAATCAAACAAGAAACTGCAGATCGTAAGGTAACATTCCTTAACTGGCAGCTTACAGAACAAGTACAAGAGTACCGTGATGAGATGGAGCAACTGCTCACTCAGTTACCATTAGGTGGTTCACAGTATCTTAAATGGCGCTATGACTTAGAACAAAAGCGTCCAATGTGTGAATGGATTCCCATTGACAACTTACTCCTCCCTTACGCATCTACCAACTTTTATACCTCAGCACGTGTTACTGAAGTACAAGACATTACTGAAGACATTTTCCAGCAACGTGTTGAGCAAGGTATTTACCGTGACATAGATGACAGTTACACGTCTGATGCACCAATTGATGACATGACTGGCTCACAAAAAGCCAACAATAAGATTGAAGGTAAACAGTCATCAGGTAAAAACATTGATGGTTTGCGCCGTGTGTATGAAGTAACATGTTTCATGCGTATGGACGAAGACGAGATTACAGAAGGTCGTCGTGCTCCCTACATCCTTACAGTTGATGAGTCATCTTCCAAGGTATTAGCGCTTTATCGCAACTGGGAAGCAAACGACGAAAAATTAGAAAAGCTAGAATGGTATGTTGAATTCAAATTCATTCCTTGGCGTGGCGCTTACGCAATTGGGTTACCTCATCTTATTGGTGGTCTCTCCGCTGCTCTTACTGGTGCTTTGCGTGCCCTATTGGACGCTGCTCACATTAATAACAGTCAAACACTACTTAAGCTCAAAGGTGGACGAATTGGTGGACAATCTGACCGAATCGAGCCGACACAAGTAATTGAGATTGAAGGTGCACCTGGTGTAGACGATGTACGTAAGATTGCAATGGCAATGCCGTTCAATCCACCGTCATCAGTATTGATGGAATTGATGGGTTGGTTGACATCTGCTGCTAAAGGCGTAGTTACTACCTCTGAAGAAAAGATTGGCGAAGCAAACAACAACATGCCAGTTGGCACAGCACAAGCTCTTATTGAGCAAGGTGCTAAGGTGTTCTCAGCTATCCACGCACGTCTGCATCGCAGCCAAGCTAAATCATTAAACATTATTTCTCGTCTAAATCATTGGTATTTAGAAGAGATGGATAACCAGTCTGGTACTGAAGTTGAGGTTCGTGACTTTGCGTACAACAATGACGTACGTCCAGTATCCGATCCTAACATCTTTTCAGAAACACAACGTGTTGCTCAGAACCAGGCTCTATTACAGATGGCTAGTTCAGCGCCTCCAGGTATGTTTGACATCCGTGGCGTGTACCGTAGAATTTTACAGCAACTTAAAATTCCAGCGGTTGAAGAAGTATTGCCAAACCCAATGGGTGCTAAAGAGTCTAACCCTGCGTTAGAAAACGTAGCAATGACTATGGGCCGTCCTGCAGCTGCATATCCAGACCAAGATCACATTGCTCACTTAAAGATTCACTTAGAATACGCAAACAACCCTGCTTACGGTGGCAACCCAGTTATTGGGCCAACATTTGCACCGAATGCGTTAGAACACATTAAACAACATTTAACATTACACTACTTGCAAGCTATGCGTGGTCACGTTGCAACTGCAGCCGGTGGTCGTGATTCTCTTGAATTGCATCAAGAAAAGCCATTAGATCAAGAAGCACAACAAGCGTTGGCAATTGCTTCACAAATGGTAAACCAAGATTCTCAGCAAGAAATGCAACCATTTTTACAACAGATTCAAGGATTGGCTCAAAAAGTACAACAGGCAAATCAGCTCAAACAAGAGTCTGCAGCAATGGCAGATCCTACAGCAGCTGCATTCCTTAAAACCCAAATGGCTGAAACAGATCGTAAAGCTAAAGAATCTCAAGCCAAAATGCAGGCTGATTTACAAAAATCACAGCAAGAGTATGAGCTTAAGATTAAACAAATGGAACAACAAGTACAAGAACTTGTTGCTAAATATCAAACACAATCTGATATTGATGGCCAACGTAATGCCAAAGATATTGCAATGGCAAACATTAACAATGCTGCAAAAGAACGCGTTGCTATGATCCAAGCTGGCAATCAGCTAGATCAACAACAAGCTAAATTGATGCACGAACAAAACATGTCTGCTTTTGAGGCAACCCGTGCTTCTGAACAGGACATCCGTCAACACGGTATTGCAGTGCAACAACAGGCATTCCAAGCGCAAGCAGATCAACAAAATCATCAACTTGAGCTAGAAAAGCAGGCATTATTGGCAGATCAAGCACACCAACAAGCATTAGAACAACAAGCATCAGTACCACAACCACCAACAACACCCCCAACAGGAGCAATATAATGGCCGATAACAATTTACAAGGCTTTCGTCAAACATACCAAGAAACTGGCAAACTGTCTTCAGGCGGTGGTCCAGAGGACAAAAAACTAGACGCAGGTCCATCTGGATCTAAGCGTCCTAACAATGCCGTTAAAGGCAAACCAGCCCGTTCTTCTAAAGTAGGTCCAGATAAAAACCTAAAAGACATCGGTGGCGGTAATTTTTATTAATATTTAGGGCGGAAATACTCGCCCTTTTGCATTAGTAAGAGTATGAATGACTTTATTAGTGAAATTATCGGTCGTGTAAAGACTGAGCGTAGTAACCTAGCGGACAACGTTACCGCAGGAATGAATGTAAATACATTTGAAGACTATCAGCGTCTAGTTGGGCGTTACGAGGGTTTTACAATTGTTTTAGACATCATTGAATCAATTTTAACGGAAGACGACGAAGAAGTATAGAAAGGATTACCGTACGGTGATTGATTTTAAACAGCAAGACGAACCAGATCTACGTAGCGAGCAGGAATGCTTTCCGAATATAGACCCTGGGGTTGAAATACTAGGTGACAGAGTACTGGTGCAATTACGCCGGGAAAAAGTAACCAGTAAAGGCGGAATCATCTTAGTTGATGAGACCAGACAAACTTTACGCTTTAATGAAACGGTAGCTAAAGTACGAGACATTGGTCCCTTGGCGTATAAAAGCCCAGAAGACCTAACTCCATGGCCAGAAGGCCCCTGGTGTCAAATTGGCGATTTAGTTCGCACAATTAAGTACGGCGGTGATCGTTATATTGTGCAGCCAAATGATGACGGAGCACCCGTAGTTTTTATTACACTACAAGCCCGTGAAGTAATCTCTAAGATTAAATCGTTTGAAGCAGCGCAAAAAATGAAAGCGTTTGTAGATTAACTTTGTAGAAAGTAAAGTATGGCAGATAATGAAAAAGACGTTCCCATTAAGGAACGGGAAGATGGGTCAGTTTTAGCTAGGGTAGAATTGCCTGAAACTATTGAAGACGACCAAGAAGTAGAAGTCAAAGTAGAAGCATCAGACGATCAAGATGAAGAAAACCAAGATCAAGAACAAGATCAAAATTCTGACGATCAAGACGATGATGGTGAAAGCGAAGACGACCGAGAAAAGATTCGTGAAGCCCGCAGAGAAGAGCGAAAACTAAAGAAAGAACTAGCTAAGCAACGCGAGGCATCCGCAAAACACAAAATCAGTGCGCTTGAAAAGCGTAACGAAGATTTAGCTAGGCGATTAGCGGCTGTAGAAGATACGGCAGCATCATACCAGTTTGCGCAGATTGACAAGGCCCTTGAAGACGAGGCAACCCGTGTCGAGTACGCCAAAATGAAGATGGTGCAGGCGGCGCAAAATGGTGATGTAGATGCCCAGATGGAATATCTGGAGCAATTAACAGATGCCAAACAGCGCTTAAACCAAGCCCAGCATTATAAAAAAGAACAACTCGAAAAAGCTAAGGCACCAAAACAAAACGTTCCTAACCCAATAAGCACTGAAGTACAGCAAAATGCTACACAATGGTTAAAAAAGAACTCTTGGTTTGATCCACAAGCTAGAGATACAGATAGTAGAATTGCCAAAGTAGTTGACCAAGAGCTTGTCTCCGATGGTTGGGATCCAACTGATCCTGAGTATTGGGACGAATTAGATAATCGTTTATCTGCTCGTTTACCCCACCGCTATACAGCAAAAGGCGGTATGAACCAACGACGTTCAGCAGGCCCAACAGCCTCTAGCAGAGTTGCAAATACATCATCGTCAAAACCTGGAACTATCACGTTAAGCCGTGACCGTGTTCAGGCAATTAAAGATGCTGGTGCGTGGGACGACGTAACTAAACGAAATAAAATGATCCGTGCATACGCACAATATGATCGCGACAATAAAGGTTAATTATTATGGCAAATCCAAGAATAAAACGTGACTTAGATGACCGCTTAGCGGACCGAGCACAAGAAGTTAAAGAACGCGCTAATGATATTAGCGAAAATGACATTGCACGTCGTGAACGCCTTGATGCGTTTAGAGACAAGTGGGCAAATAGTGCGTTGCCCGATCTTCCCGCGGGGATCATTCCCGGGATGCACTTGTGTTGGTTGTCAACAACCAATACTTACGACAGTATCGACAAACGTATGGCATTGGGTTATGAGCCAGTTAAAGCCTCGGAATTAGGTAAAGGCTTTGAAGGACTAGGCAAAATGAGCTCAGGCAAGTTTGAAGGCTGTGTTAGTTGTAACGAAATGGTTCTCTTCAAGTTACCAGAAGACATTTACCAAGAAGTAATGCGTATGCTCCACCTCGAGGATCCACTCGAGCACCAACGTAACATCACCGCTAACGTGCGTGATACAGCATTGGGTAATAAGGGCGGGCGTTCAGTCTTGGAAGGTGGCACACTGGAAATGGAAAAAGAAACCGCAAGAGCGAATAATAAAAACATTCGTTTTCAATAACATTCTTCAAAAATAAAACAAAGGAAATAAACTAATGTCAACAACATTACGTCCCTTTGGCATGAAGCCTATATTTCACCCAAGTGGGTTAGACCGTGCTGTACCATTCGCTGGTACAAACAGTTTCACTACTGGCGTGACATATACTGCTCCCTACTCTTTGACAGCTGGTCAGTCTTTCTTCCAGTATCAACCAGTCGGGATCACAGCTTCAGGTCAATTAACAATTGCTGCTACCGCAGCTGCAACAAGCCCTGTATATGGCGTATTCGACGGTGTAGAATATACAACCGCTGAAGGTCGTCGTACATTGGGTAAAAATGCTTCTAAAGCTACTTTAGACGCTGCTACTTCTATCGTATTTTGGATCTTCCAAGACCCATCATTAGTATATGAAATCCAAGCAGCTGGTTCAGTAACTTCTGCAGCTATCGGCTCACAGTACAACTTCTCCGCAGGTACCAACCAAACAACCGCTGATGGTTATGTAATCGGTGTAGGTGGTGCAGGTTTCTCCACAACAGCTTTGGCAGCAACTGCCGTAGCTAGTGGTGCACAAGGACAAGTTCGTGTAGTTGGTTTGGGACGTGAAGTATCGTTCCCATCGGGCGAGTTGAACAACTGGGGTGACACATACACCATCGTTCAAGTCGAAATCGCTAACAACACATTCCGCGCTCCTAAGGTCTCGGTTTAATTAACAACGAAAGGAAATAGCAATGGCAACTCCAATGCGTAGTACAGACTTTCGTGCGGTAGTCGAACCGATTATCAACGAAGTCTTTGACGGTGTTTACGAACAGCGTGCCGATGAGTGGAAGGGATTTGTAGAACAGATCCAAGGTATTCCACGTAACTACCACGAAGAAGTAATGCTCTTCGGTATGAATGCAGCTCCTGCGATGCCTGACGGCACCCCAGTTAGCTACGATCAAGGTGGTACTTTGTACATCACCCGTTTCATCTACCAAATCTATGGCTTAGCATACGCTTTGACCAAAGTTTTGATGGAAGACGGCGATCACATCCGTATCGGCAGCACCTTCGCTAAGCACTTAGCTCAATCTATGATTGAAACTAAGGAAACCCTCTGTGCTAACCTGTTGAACTTCGCGTTCACAGCTGGCTATG